CAATTTGGAGCACAACCCCAACACACTCTATTACATAACCGACAAAGGACTGTTATATATAGGCGACGAACTCGCTGTACAGCCCGAATTCGTCGATGTAATCCCAAAGGCAGCTGAAAAAAAATGATTGACATCAAGAGAAAAATCCTAAACGACATCCGCGTGGAGCTCTCCGACGAGTTTGACCGCAATTTCCAACGGAAGGCTTTCTTTGACCAGTCATGGCCGCCCCGGAAGATGCGCAACCCGAAAGGCTCCCTGCTCATGGTCACGGGCAAACTGCGCCGCTCCATCCGCTGCCGTGTCGAAGCCGACAGTGTCGTTTGGGAAACCTCCGAGCGTTACGCGGCCATCCATAACTACGGCGGCACGATAACAGTCACCGCCAAGATGAAGAAATTCTTCTGGTACAAGCACAAGGCCACACGCGACGACGCTTGGAAATGGATGGCTCTGATGAAGGTCGGATCCCGAATCACCATACCGCAGAGGCAGTTCCTCGGCGACCATCCCCAAGTGCGCAAACGGGCCGAAGCCATCGTAAGCCGCAACCTTCAGAAAGCCGCTCAGGAATTGGTGAAAAGGCTCGTCTGACCGCCGCCATCGTCAATGTACTCCATCTGGTTTGTCGAGCCTTTGAATATGTAGCCGCACTGGTTTTCTATCTCCATTTCTTCGAGGGGCAACATGTTCTGCTTGCCGAATGTGCGTTCTGCCATTGTCATAAACTCCACGATGTACATGTACGAGCCGTGAAACTCGTAGGCTTTCATCCTGCCGGTCGGGTTCTCGTCCTCTCCCAGTTCCGGCACTCCTATAAGGCACTTGATCCAGTTCGGCGTTCCCTTCGAGTCGCATTTGATGTCGTAGTCGTAGATGGTGAACTGTTTCCCCGCAAGGTCGCGTGGGTTGATGTTCGGAGCGTCAAGGCTCCTGTTGATTCGGATTTTCTCGGTGAGTTGTCGTAATTTCATTTTCTCCTCTATTTTCTTCATTAGGTTGTAGCCGTCCGCATGGCGCAGAAGGCCGTAATAGCTCGCCCATGCTTCGTCTCTTTTGCACCTTGAGGCACGGGCGCGGATGTTTTGCCGAAGTGTCGTGTAGCCCTTGTTATGGTCGGCCACGCCTCGGTCGGGGTTGCGGTGCACGATGTAGCCGCAAAACGACACCTCATTTGTCAAAGGCTGTAACCGTATGGCCGATGCCTTGGCACGGATTTGCAACTCGTACCACCAATAGTTCTGCACACGCCATTTCAGGGCATTGGCTTCCTCTTTCGTATAGGTCGCAAAGATGCAGTCGTCGGCATAGCGCGTCGAGAATGGCGCGGCCTGTTTGCTCCATTGGTCAAACTCCAGCATAACGATATGGTGAACCAAAGGCGAGGTTGGCGTTCCAATAGGCAGGTGACCTTCCACGAAACTAACCGCTATCCCAAACTCTATCAGATCCCGGTCATCGGTCAGCCGCCGCATCGCCTTGCGGAATATCTTCGGGCGGATGTGCTCGTAGCATTTCCGCTGGTCAATGATGACACAATAATGCAAGTCGCGCCTGTCATAGACCACATGCTTCAGCCGGTGGATGACAGAGTTGGCCCTGTCCGACGAGGTGATGCCGCAGCCCGGCTTGCAGTTGATGCCGTTTTTGTTGTCGTGCCAGTCGTAGAAGGGTTTGGCCAATAGGATGAACAGGTGTTGAAGCACGAAGGTGAACAGCATCGGGGAGTCGATGTGCCGCACCTTCCCGTTGGGGTTCTGCTTGGTGAGTTTGCGGTATTTCAGTTGACGGCGGTACTCCCCATTGGCTATCGAGGCCACCACACTCTTGGCGTATGCGTCGGCGTTGGCCATCATGCGCTCCACCTCGTCTTTGTTGCTGTGGCCTTCAGCCGCTTTCCTCATCGCGGCACGTACTATTTCCTCCGTCACTCTCATGGCTCAATGTCAAGTTTGAGCAGTCGGCAAGCGTCGGGCATCTCAACCCGACCTTGCCACCGACCTCCAAATTTGTCGGCTGGTCTTGTATGTCTGCCGCTTCTGGGCATGGGTGACAAGCGCATAGATTTCTTTGCTCATACTTTAGCAGAGGCGCAATAGTTCGCATTCGTGTTGGACGCGGAGTTGTTCGCATACAGAAACCGCGCAGACAAGTTGCTGTTGTTGGCGTTGTTGCCGCAACGGACACCGACTCGCCCATCACCCTCGATATTTTGTCCTCGCGCCCTCAGAGGTCATGGTCACTGTGCCAGACTTGTGCGCTACGACGCGGCAAAATTAGGAAAAAAGGGATTTGTACCGTAATTTCGTCATACCGTTATCACGTAATTACGAAACTTAACAAAAAAAAACCGCCCCGAAGGGCGGTTAGGGTCGGGCCATTGCATGGCCCTTGCAGGGGCTGCGCCCCGTTGCACTCTACTGCACATCCAATAGAACTTGAGCAGAGGCGCAATAGGTCGCAGCCGTGTTGGCCGCGGAGTAGTACGCATACAGAAACCGCGCAGACAAGTTGCTGCTGTAGGCGTAGCTGCCGCAACGGACACCGACTCTGGTTTTCTTTCCGGCACTGCCCCAGTAGTTGGCCATGTAGCCATAGCCGCACTCGCCCTTTCCATAAGCCGCACCTTGGGTGACTGGCAACGGTGTGTTGGGCAAGCGGCGGCGAATGTAATTGTTCGCCCTCGTGACGATGTTGCCAGCATAGCGGTACTTGTCCTCGAAGCCAGACGGGAACTTCGTCCCGATGTTGACATTGACATTGCCCTCGTTGACCCACTTTTCCTGGTCGGGTTCGATGTAGGCTTTCAGAGTGTAGCCGTAGCTGCCGCTCGACGGTGCCGTCTTGCATTCGCCGACTATTTCGCAGCCGCCTCCCCAATAAGGGCCAATATCGCCGCTCATGTCGCATCCGAGCATCAGGCCGGTGCGTAGGCAGCACTCCACCGTGAAAGTCTCTGTCGTGCCGCTTGTGTCGCTGTAGGCGGCAAAACTACCGGCGACAATCTTATAGACGCGGGCGTTCATGTAGCCCTCGGCCACGGTGGGCGGCGTGAAGGTGGACGTGGTCGGATTGGAGTACCACCATGTGCAGCCGTTGAACTCGAAACGCTCGTCTGCGGAAATGCCGAACTCCACCGCAAACGAAACGGCAATCTGCGACTCCAAGGTCTTCATGTGCGGGCCGTAGCTCGTCAGCATGGCGGCCATGTCGGTGGTCTTGTATGCGCTGCCGTCCTTGTAGTAGATTTTGCCGCTTCCACCCCAGTTCTTGTATGTCCAGTCAGCATCGCCAGAAGCCTTGATGCGGACACCGCCCCTTGCGAGCCACTGCGCCTCGTTGCCGCAAGCGTCAACGGCGGTGATGCCGCTACTGAAACGACCATACGAGCAAAGGTATTTCGTGCCCAAGGCAGTCTCTACACAGCGCAGGAAGGTGTTGCGGGCGTGGAAGCCGCCCTCGGACACCGGGAATGGGGCTGTGGTGTCGTGGTTGTTTCTTCTGGCGGTGGTCTTGGCATCAATCTGGCTGTAACCGCTGGTCGGATAATGGCCGTCATCGTAAAACATGGCGCAGTTCGATGCGTAGCCTTTTCTTCCCCTGACTCCCGTCAAGGCAGACGGGTAGTTGTAGAAGAAACTGCGCAGCTTCGTCGTGCCGTCTTCGCTGATGGCCGTTGCCGGGCTTGGGCAGATGCCGGTGGGCTTCAGGGCAAAAGCCTCCAAGTCCACACCGTCCCACACATTTGCATTTGCGCCAAGGATGCCGTTCCACTCTTTTCCCGATGATCCAATCAGGTTGTCGATTAGGTAAACGGTGTCCTTTCGTCCAATGAATATGCTGTATTTCGTTTCGGTGGTCTCCCACGGCATAAGGTAGTGCGTCACCTCCACATAGGTCGTCTCCTCGTTCTCGGTCACGGCCTTGTAGAGTGTCGGGTGGGTGAGTTTCTTCAAGCCGTCCACGACCTCAATCTGGCACAGTGCCAGGAACGATTCGGGATCGAAGGCACCGGCGGCGCAATACTGGTTCTGTCCCGCGTTGTCAGTATAGAGCGCGTTGGCCATGCACTCGTCGCGCATCGCGGTCGTGATGCCCACAACGGGTGCCCAGTTGCCGTAGATGTCGCGCAGCCAGTTGTTTTTCTTCAGCTCCATGACTGGCCGCTTCTTTGTCTCGCCTTCCACGGCGGTCATGTCCACAAGGAACGGTCTCCAATCCAAGGCCCACTCCTTGTTGCCGAAAACGGCCAGCGCGTCTGGATTGTCCTGGTCGACGGGACTTGCGGTGTTTGCGTTGCCCAGCCATGCGCCGACGCAATAGAGGGGCTTGGTGTACTTCAACTCGGCCAGTTCAGCCGCTGCGATGTTGAAGTCATTCAGCAAAGCCCTCACTGAATCCTTGAATCCGCGCATGTAGGAAATGACAATCGTGCCGGTGGCCCATTCGCCGCCGACCACCTCCTCTGTACCCATGTCGTTGGGCAGTTTCCCCGTCGGGTTGATGGAGTGCGTACCCGTGACAGGGGTGGCAATCTGGTAGTCCACATACAGCCCGGCAAAGGCCGTCGCTGGCGTGATCTGCTCCGTGCTGTCGTAGGTCAGCTTGTAGCCTTCGAGGATCATGCCATCGATGTCGGAGCGGATGAGGCCGTCGCGCATGGCGGCGTAGGTTCCAGTGGTCGGCAGGCTGGCCGTGTAGCGGTAGCCTGTCACCGTGGCCTCCTCGCCCTCGATGCTTTCGGCCTCGATTTCGGTTTCCGTCCATGTCAGGCCGGTCAGCAGCTGCGCGGCAATGTTGCGCTCGTAGGTACCGCCGCCTTCAGGGTAGATGGTCACGCGGTCGAAGATGCCGCCGTTGCCCTGCTCAATGCCTCTGAGTACGATGCAGGTCTTTCCGTTCACCGTAGCCGTCTGGAACTTGCTCGTAAGGGCTGAAACAGCCACCACCAACTCGGCAGGTGACGCGTATGCAGTGAACTTGTCATAATCCTTAGACCACGCAAGGTGGGCGCATATCGACGACAAGTTGGCATCTCCAGCCACCTCTACAACCATGTAGCCCTCGTCTGGCAAATAGAACTTCTCCGTGTGGCCCGTGAAGGTGTGTTCGGTGACTGCGGCCACCTCCGTGCCTGATGCCGGGAGCGTCGCGCTGTACCACACGCCGATGATGGTGGAGTCGCCCACCTTTAGGTTGTTGCCTTCCGAATCCGTCAGCAGGTAGCCGTTGTTTTTTTCGGCTGTGCCGTACTCTCCGGCCTCGCATTTCGGGCAGCGGATGATGCACAGCTTGTGGCTGCCGGAGCCGATGGCACCGTTGCTCACCGCGCCTGTGATGTAGCCGCTGGTTTTGCCCGAAGCCCATGCCGACGGGTCGAGGGCGTTGGCCTTGTTCCAGCGCATGGCGTTAATCTTGAAGGCATGTGCCTCCGCGTCGCCGCAGCCGCCTATCAGTTCAAGCAGCAGCGCGTCGCGGCTGCTGTCGATGCTCTCGTCGCCCGCCGTGGAGCGGATGACAAATTTGTCCTTCACCGTCACGCGGTCGTTAAGCGAAACAAGATCGCCAGCCACAAGTTCCTCGTATGTGCCCTTGGTGTTGGCCTTAGCGTCAAACTTGGCCTTTCCCGCTGCCGAAAGGTTCTCAAGGTCTTTGTCGGCCTTGTCCTGGTTCAGCTTCTTACCCATTTCCGCGCTGAGGGCTTTGGCCGCACCGCCTTGGTTCAGGTTGTTCACCACCTCCAGTTCACCGGCTGCGCCTTGGTAGCCGCTGTTTCCACGCATGGCTTCAAGGAAGTCTGCCTCCGTGCCGGTGTTGCCTTGGGCCAGCCATATTTCATAGGCTGACTTTCCTTCGTTCAGATTAATTGCCTCCGACATCACGATAGGGTTTTAATGGTTGTCAATTCGCCAGCCGACTGGCCGACCACAATACGCACGAATATCCCTTCGGGCAGAATGTTTTCATTCCACATCTGCTCGCCTTGGTTGGCCTCAAGCGCGACCACCGACTTTGGGATGTCCTGAAACACGCGGCCCTCGACGGACTGCTGGAGTTTGACGGTCTCGCCGCCTGTGATGCCGGAGAACATGGCCACGACAGTCATGTTTTTCCCTTCCTTCTGGAAACCCTCCGAGGTGTATCCCTCGGCAAGGCTTTGGTTGATTTCTTTTACATGCAAATTGCTCATCGTTTTGTTGTTTAGGGGTTGGTTGGTTATACTTTATAGCTCGTAATGTAGCGCATGGCATAGCACTCCGCGCCCGGCAGGTCGTTCAGCTTGAAGAACGACTGTTCCTTCAGCGGGGTGTATTCCGCGCCTTCAGCGAAATAGCCCTGCAAAAGGCGGTGGATGTCGTCTGTCAGGTCGATGGTCTCCATGCTTTTCTCCTTCGATGCACTTGGAGCGTGTGCGCTGCTGCTGTTTTTGCGCTTGTTGGCCACGGTCAGCACAACGGTTGCCTTGTGTTGCTCGTTGCCGTCGTTCAGCGGGCGGATTTCCACCTGCTCGATGTCAATAAGGATGCAGGGCCACCCAACCGGCGGCTGCTCCATCCCAAGTTGGCCCCAGTCCTTGTCGATGTACTTCACATTCGGCAGTTCGTGGGACAGCATGTCCTGAATGTCTTTGATGATGATTGATTTTCTCATAGGTCGAATAATGAAAGTTGGTTTGGATCTTCTTTTTCGTTTTCCTCCTCTTTGGGGACGGGAGTCGCGATGT